CATTATATATCAATTTATTAATATATCGATTACAATATTTTAATAATTAATTATTGATTTACAAGTCTTAGGAATTTCTTTTCTTGACGATCAATTATTGTTTCAATCCAAGTGTAAAAACTATCTGCAGGTTTACGATGGATTAAATCTATAATCACATTTACTTCGGATTCAAACCCGTTCATACCATCGTTAAAATACTGTATCATTGTTTCAATATCCTGGTCACTTAATAGATCTTTTCGATGTTTTGCTTGATACTTTTTCAAATAATAATCATTATTTTTAGACCATTCAGCCGATAGTTTTTTTATCTCTGACTTTGCTTCTGCTAGTTTATATTTCTTTTCGGTCTCTTCAAATTCTAATTTACGTGTTGATATCTTTTTACGTCCATCTGACGGCCTTGTTACTTTTTTTGTTTCAATTATCTCCTCTTCATCACTAGAATCAATATGATTATCGCTAGAATCAAGAATACTCTCTTGATCGGGAATAGAAATCAGACTATCATCATCGGAATCACTGAATGTAATTAAATTATCGCTCATATTATATTATATGATTATAAAATAATTTCTCATAAATAAAATAGTTATAGTTTATCTAATTTTTTTTTAATTTTATCTTCCCACATTTTAAGCATTTGAATATCGTTCTCTGGAATCGTATCATAAAAGTCAATAAAGCCATCTCTAGCTAATAGATCCATATCTTCGGCTGTTACTTTTGCTTCGATTAGTTTCATACCTTGTGCTATATTCATCTTTGTATCTAGATTTTTAGATTTAATCTTTTTGAGATATCCTAACATCGTCTTATCTGCTTTTCTAATATCATTAATATTCCTTGCTAGAGAATACTGGATATCGTGCAACATTGCTACAGTATCAGACTGTGTCAATGGTTTTATACCCATAGATCCATCTTTGTTTTGATGTTTCAATCGTTTACGAACTTGAGTAAATGGTCCCATATACGATGCAAGTTTAAACTTTTTGTTTGGTAGTCTCAATATTGCGTGTAGTTCATCTTTAAATGAAGGATAATCATTATCTGGACCAAGAAATTTATGTACAAACTTACGAAGGTTGTTATCCATCAATACTCTTTTAGCAACTTCTGCAATTTTCATACCCTTATCGATTGCACCTTTAATCTTTTTGCCAGTTTGAACACCTGCTTTCACTAGATCGATGATACTACCACCAATCATCTTATTTAGTTTTTTCATATGATGTTTTACTGATTCTTTTAGAATATGATCTTTTAATTGTTTAAATCCCATTCCAACAAGCCCAGATTCTGACAACGTTTTTTGTATCATTTTTGACGATCCTCGTTTTTTTACAATTTTGAACCCCTGTTCTTTTAAATCTGCAATATCTTTTTTTATTAGATCTGGTTTAATATTTAAAATTGTTTTTTTCAATGCAGTTATATAATCAGAATAATCAATATCTTTATTTCCACCTCTTGGCTTTTTACCTGCAACTTTCTGAAGGATTGTTGCCATATTTGTTATTACCTCTTGTCTTTGTAATTCCGCATCAAACGCTTCACCTTCTTGTCTTTGCTTTTCTTCAATATCTCTGCTAATTTCTTCTAGATATTTATCTAGTTCTTTAGTCGGTAG